TTGAGCACAAGACCAACGGGTCGCTGTTCCGGTTCTACGGTGTGGCGCGCAACGTCGACGAGATCAAATCGTTTGAAGGTGCAACGGTGTCATGGTGGGAGGAAGCCCACCTGATGACTGAATCAGCGTTCAACACGGTGCGCCCGACGGTCATGCGTAACGATGGCGCCGAGATGTGGTTCTCGTTCAACGCCCGATTCGCTACCGACTTCGCCTGGAAGCGTCTCGTTATCTCGCCGCCACGCGGTACGCTGATCCGTCAAATCAATTACGACGAAAACCCGTTCCTCTCCCCTTCCGCCTTGGCTGATATCGAGTCGGCGTTTGAGGAAGACTACGACCTCGCGATCCACACGTACAAAGGCGTTCCGTTCGACAGCGACGACAGTGTCGTTATCAAACGTGCGTGGCTCCAAGCCGCTGTAGACGCGCACAAGATCGTTAAACCGCTGTCGGGTACATGGACCGGGGGCAAGACCGTTGGTTACGACGTGGCGGACGATGGGGACGACAAGAACGCCACCACTACAATGGATGGGATGGTCTGCATCGACCTCGACGAGTGGAAAGGCGGACAGGATGAGTTACGAGAGTCGGCAGCCCGTGTGAAAATGACCGCCGAACGTCTCCAGGCGTCGCAGATCGGTTACGACAGCATCGGGGTAGGCGCTGGTACAGGGTCTCACCTGAACTCGTTGCTGTGGCGCCGTCACTACCGTTTCAACGCTGGCGGCAAGGTGAGCGACCCGAAACGTCACTACGGCGACACCAAGATCACCAACGAGGACTTTTTCGCAAATCTGAAAGCCCAAGCATGGTGGCTCGCAGCGGATCGCTTCCGTAACACGTATCTGGCCGTGACAAAGGGTCGACAGTTCCCCGCTGATCAGATGATCAGCCTGTCGAGTGAGTGTGACGCGAAGTTGTTGAACAAGCTGATTGATGAGCTGTCGACGCCCATGCGTGACTTCGACAACGCGGGGAAGGTCAAGGTGGAGAGCAAGAAGGATCTGGCTAAGCGCGAGATCGTATCCCCCAACATCGCAGACTCGTTCATCATCGCTGCGTGCCGGGGGATGTTGGCGAAAGTGCCGATTGGGTCGATGTTATGACGCTACGAATGCTTCGGCCTCACACCACAGCGTGATGGCTGTATCACAGGTCATTTTAAGCGGTAATTCGTCATCGTCTAGATCTACGCTCACAACGATGTATTCCCGACCAATAGTGAAATACCCGTCGTGACGATCAGGAATCGCTACACATTTCAACACCTGACCGACGGTGAACCCGTCAGGTAACGAAGCGTAGAGTTCCGATAAACACTTGTTGGTCCGATCCGTAGCATCCTCGAACAGTTCGACACCGTCTTCACGGCTACCCTGTTCAAGCATTGCGTCTTTGATAGCTGATCGCACCGCATCGAACAGATCACGCTTGTCAAGTGTTACGTTGTTGTCACCCATGATGTTTCCCCTCTGTGCCACGTTTAAGATACACTGGAGCATATGACACTATGACGGGTTCGTCAACATGACTTTACCAGCCACTACCGACGGACTTGTTAACGTCGCTTCCGGTCTCGGCACCTCGAAGGCTAAGCGGTCTCACAACCAGTTCTGCTACTCAGTCCTTAACAACTGGGCGAGCTGGGACGCGGCCTATACTACCAGTTGGCTAGCCCGCCAGATCGTCGATATTCCCGCTGAGGACATGACGCGTGAGTGGCGTACGATCAAGTGTGACGGTGCTGACGAGATCCGCGCCGAAGAGGATCGCCTCCACATCCCGATGGACTGCAACGAGGCGCTGAGCTGGGCACGTCTGTACGGTGGTGGCGGCATTCTCATGATTACCGGTCAAGATTTGACCAAACCGCTCAACCTGAACGCGGTGCGCAAGGGTGACTTGCAACGTGTGATCGTGTTCGACCGCTTCGATATGCAAGCGATGACGCTCAACACCTGGAACGTCCTGGCAGCGAATTACCTCGAACCGGAGTTCTACACCATCAACGGTGGTGGACAACAGGTTCATTGGTCACACTTTGCGCGGTTCATGGGCGCTAAGCTGCCACGTCGTCAACGTGCACAGACGCAAGGTTGGGGCGACTCGGAACTGCGCAAGTGTCTCGAAGACATTATGGACATCGTCGCGAGTAAGGACGGTATCGCTGAGCTGATGCAGGAAGCGAACGTCGATGTGATCACCCGTGTGGGGTTGAGCGACGAATTGGCGAGTGATCAGGACTCGGCGATCATCGACCGTTACACCCTGTTCAGTCAGATGAAGTCGCTCGTGCAGATGGCGTTGCTCGACGGTGAAGAGACGTACGACCGTAAGACCCTGGACCTCGCCGGGGTTGCCCCGGTGCTTGAAACGTTGATGACGTGGATCAGTGGTGCCGCCGACATTCCTGTCACTCGACTGTTCGGTACGTCTGCCAAAGGGCTCAACGCCACCGGTGAGGGTGACAACACCAACTACAAGAATTCGATCCGCTCGAAACAACTGACGCAGCTCGACCCGGGCCTACGCTCACTCGATCAGGTGTTGGTACGTTCAGCGCTGGGGTACTGGCCGGAGGATTACAACTACGTCTGGAACCCACTCGATCAGCCCGACACTGTGGCGATGGCGACAGCCGCGAAGCTGCGTGCTGATACGGATATCGCGTATCTCGACGCGAGTGTGGTTCAAGTGAGTCAGATTCAGCGCCGTCTCCAGGCTGAAGAGGCGTATCAGTTCAACGACGAGGACATCGAGGAACTTGAAGGGTTGGAGGAACCGAACATGCCTGCTGAACCGGTTGTTGAAGAGAAAGCGCCAGCGTTATCGACTGACGCGTTCATGAGTGCGTACACCGCCCTGACCCGCGACGGTGTATCACACGATTCGGCTATGGCTGTGTTGATGGGGTGAGACGGTAGGCGACGATATAATCGTCCCGCTCGTGACCCCACCCCCAGTTATTGGCGCTATATCCGAATTTCTCGTCACCGTCACGTAAACGGACATCGACGATTTGAAGAGGGTGTACAGGTCGTTTACCACCGTTCCACTCGATCCACCCGTCGCTGTCATCCAGCGTCACAACCGGCTCACCACGTGGCGCACCCCAACCGAGTTCAGCGAGTCGCACAACGATCTCACCGTGACATTGACCGGCGTGTTCAAACAGTGCGTCGGCTTCAGCCTGTGCCGCCTTGGCACGTGCTTCAAGGTCGCGCCACTCAGCCAGCATCGTTTCGAGTGTTGGGGTCATTGCACGTGCTCCCATTTGGCCCGGGCGACAAGTTCGAACGTCGAGATGTACAGATCCTCACCATCGTCCATTGCCAATTTCACGTTCTGGCACGTATCGTCATCCTCGATTTTTACGACAATGCCGATCTCACCGATGCGATATGCGAGTTCATGGGGATGACGCGTGTTTACACAAACAACTTTGACTTTGTCGCCGATTACCAGTTCGTTGTGATGCATGGGTGTCGCTCCGTTGTGTTAATGTGAACCGAACTGTAACCCCTTCTGACGGACTCGTCAACACATGGTTCGATATAACGCAGCACTTCAGCGAATCGCCCGGGCGGTGAGGAAAGACATCGACGAGGTGATCGTTCCGCTCGTGAAACAGTACGCGCCTGAATACGTTCAGGACTCGACGCCGACACTGGACGGCTGGGCCGACACCATCGCCAGGGCGTTACAATTCCTGCTCGGTAAGTGGCTCTCCCCTCCCGCACGTCAAGCAGCCGAATCAATCGCGTCGGAGTTCGTAAAGTCACAGATGCGTGTGAATTCACGTGGGCGACAGTCGTTCGGTATCGACGTGTTTAGCAACTCGCAACAGGCGCGCAACTATCTCGACGCAGCGACCTATCAGAACGCCACGCTCATCACGTCGATTCCTGCGCAGTACCTGGAACAAGTGTCGAACATCGTCATGGCGAATATGCGCGCCGGTATGCGACCGTCGTTCATCGAGAAGGCGTTGAGCGAGCAATTCGGCGTTACGGCGCGTCGGGCGAAAATGATTGCACGCGATCAACATGCCAAAGTGCAAGGCGAGTTGAATAAGCGTAAACAGACCGCTGCAGGATTTTCGTACTTCCGCTGGGTCGACAGTCATGACCAACGCGTGCGCCATCGCCACCGTGAAATCGCGGACAAGGTGACGGAATTCGGCAAGGGCGTATACGCCTGGAGCGATTTGCCGCTCAGCGACAAGGGTGAACCAATTCAGCCGGGTAGCGATTATCAATGCAGGTGCATCGCAATCGCTGTCCCGGACTCGAAGGTTAAGGCGTTTCAGGAGGGTAAGGGTTGAGTTGCAGCTCCAACAGGAACGCCACACAGCACATCGCGTGCGCAAGGTGAGGGAGACCGGTCTCACTGTCCAGAAGCTCGCCCCGTCGATGTGAGTTCACGTGGCGCATGAGCGCGTCCAAGTAACGTTGGTCACCATTCGCAACTTTGCGCCAGTTGTCGGGACCATACTTCGTCGCACCAAACGTCAAAACCTCAGCCATTGCCGTTTCTGCTCTCGCCGGGATGAGGCTCATCAGCGGTTTCCCGCTATCAAATTTCATACCTTCCATCGTTGATGTCACCTCATTGACGTTTTCGTCATATTGTCAGTCGATACAAGTTGCGTCAACCCTTCGCACACGTTATTGTTTGGTAAATATTGCGAGGGCGGGATCAATGACAAAGACGTGCGTGAAATGCGGTATCGAAAAACCGTTGACGGAATTCCACAGAAACAAGAAGTGTGGACGCGGGGTTGATAATCGCTGTAAGTCGTGTAAAAACCAGATCAAGCGCGAGTACGATGCACTCAACGAAACAAAACAAATGGGTGTCGAGTATCGCAAAGGCGAAGTCTACAAAGCCGGACGTGCAAGACAAGCCCAGGCACGAGCCGACAGGCGTAAAGATAAAGCCGAACAAAATCGTATCGCGGTGGGTGAGTTATTCGTCTCGCGAGTTGATGCACTCGCCCAGAGTCTAACCCGTTACAACGAAGGTGTGCTGTGCAAGCGGGGTCATAGGGGTGAGCGATCTACGGCGAATAACCAGTGCCTCGACTGCATGACATTGAAGCGGTTATGCCCAGATTACAAAGCGATGAAGGCCGATTACCACCAGACGAATCGTTCTCACATGATCGCGAAGAATGTTGAAAACCAACGTCGGCGTTACGCAACTGACCCGGGATACAAAGCCGCGACAGCAGCTCGCAATATGCTCAAACGAGTACTGGCGGCGGGTCAGAATCGGAAGGTTGGTCGATCAAGCACACTACTCGGCTACACCGGTATCGAATTAATGGATTACATGACATCCCTTTTCACCGGCGGGATGAGTTGGTCGAACTACGGTGATTGGCACATCGACCACATCCGACCCGTATCGCTTTTTGTTGCTGAAGGTGTCACCGATCCAGCCATCGTGAACGCATTATCCAACCTTCAACCGTTATGGGCTGAAGACAATTTTGCGAAACGCAACAAGTTTGATAATCCGTAACGTCGTGATAGTATGCGTGCAGTCACATTCATAGGCTGACACCGTGCTACTGACCATCAATGATCGCGCAAGCCATAAAATCACCCATCGTGAGTATACTGACGAGGGTTTCTTGCGCGTTCCAGGCCGTGTCGCCCGCACCGGTATTCAAGAATATCTCGCACGCGAACTGGGTTTGCCCGGTGACCCGAATCGGGTTGTCCGTGTGTATCGCCCACCTTCCGAGGTGTTTAAAAGCGAATCCCTATCGTCGTTTGACGGTGCGGTAATCACCATTGACCACCCTGCGGGCCTTGTTAATAGCACCAATTACAAGAAGGTCGCCGTCGGCGTCGTCCGTGGTGTCGGTGTGCAGGATGGCGATTTCGTTAAATGCGATCTGATTTTTCAGGATGCTGACGCGATCAACGCGATCAACGCGGGCAAGTGCGAACTATCATCTGGCTATACCGCCGTTTACGATGACACTCCGGGTATCACACCCGAGGGTGAGCCCTACGATTACACTCAAACCGACATTAAGATCAACCATGTCGCGGCTGTGTATAATGCTAGAGCGGGCTCTCAAGCCCGTGTGTTCGACCATACCCACTCTGGAGGCAACACAATGCCTGTACTCATTACCACTGATAGCGGGCGCAGCGTTG